ATGCTCCAACTGTGTGTAACCACCTATGTGCTTACCGTTAACTTTAATCTGCGGTACTGTTTTCTCGTCAGGGAACAGCTCTTTAAATTCTTTAGCCGTAACCTCTGTGCCGATGCCGTAGTAGCTGTAGGGAATCTTTCGAACCCTACAGAATACTACGGCGTCTCTACAATACTTGCAGTTTTTCTGCCCGTATATCTCTACCCTCATGTTAGGTCAACAACCTCGCAACCGTCCGAACTACAAGCCAATGTTTGTGCGCCTGATGTGTTGTCTTCCATCTCGTACTCAGACAGCTTAGCCCAGTCAATCTTCTTGGGCATCTTAGCAGCAGCTTCTTTGTAGGTAGCCTTGTCACAGTCCTGGTAAGGAGCCTGTGCATAGGTGTGGTCGCTGTGTGGCAGAAAGGATACACCAGAGCAGATGTCAAAGTTATCGAACACCCAAGCACCTACGTTCATCCACTCCTCGTCCCGCACCGTGATGGTAACGGATGGCTTATGCTCACACCACTCCAATGCGTAGGTCTTCCATAGCTCCAGCTGCTCGATGGCAGTCATGTCGTTACGTGTTACCGCATTGTCAGGTGACTTGGTCGGGAAGCTAAACACCGTGGTGCTGTCAGGCTTCATAACACAAGGCTCAGCTGGGATGCCTGCGTCTGTAAGGAACTGTGTTAGCGGGTCTTTGTTATCACCCCGTACAGTGCGGATATAATATTCGCTATGACGTGCATGAATGCCAGAAGCGCTATCAACAAGCTGCGACACAGTACCTGAAGGCTTAACACAAGTGATGGCCGCAGATGCACTAATTCCAAACTGCTCAGCATAATCCCTGTTTGTTTGTACAGCAGTGTCACGAAGCTTGTTAAGTACTTTCTTAGATGGGTTGCTAGTAATTTCATTGTCCATAATACCTGTCAGGCTTACACCCAACAGCCTTTCTTCTTCTGTGTTCTTACGCCAGATAGGACGAAGATACGGCATATCTGTAAACGTAGATTGAATTGTTCCAAGTATAGAGGCAAGACGTACTTTGTTTGCCAGTGTTTTCTCAGTGTCGGTTGGCCGCACCACAACCTCAGTCAGGTTGCAGAACTGATAAGGCCGCAGGATAATCTCACTGCACGGGTTAGTCCCCCACTCCTTGCCTGTTTCACGGCGACCATTGCGCTTGACGTGTTCGTCTGCAGCGATTCGGCTAAAGATACCACGCTCACCAGACTTGGACTCGACCAAGGACAACCACTCACGCATGAATGTTTCCATATCAGGCTTGTCAGTGTAGGCTACAGAGTTATTAGCCAAGGCACGCTGCCCTTCGTTTTCCCACCATTGACCAGACTTAGCGTGACGCATACGGTCATCCGACAGGTTAGACAAACTAATCATAGCGGAGCGGCGTACACCACCTACTACAACTACCTCGCCAATCTTACACATGATGTCGTGGCACTCAACGCTGTTAAGCTTACGCCCTGCTGCGCCTTTGAACTTGGCTACAACAAAGTTGAACAGGTCGTTCAGGGGGTCAGGCCCAGAGGCACGGCCACCAAATGTCTTGAGGCGTTCACCTGCTGCACGAATCTTGGACAAGTCCCACTTAGGCACGTCCCCTGTGTACAGGCCGCTGACTACTTTGCGTAGTGCCTTAGCCCAGCCTTCCTTGCTGTCTTGCACAACGATAAGGTCTTCGCTATCTCTAATGTCTTCTGGTACTACAGGGAGCTTGCTGATGGCCTGACGCTCAACAGAGAAGCCTACACCTGTACCACACAGCAAGATAAACATGGCCTCGTCAAAGGCACGAGGGTGGTCAACAGGCAGGTAACTACAGTTGTATACACATGTGTTGTCACGCTCAGCAGCTGGGCCTGCAGTCATCAAGGCTCGCATAGAAGGCATGACCTCTAGGTTAAGGATGGCATCCTCAAGCTCGTTAAGCGTCTTGCCCTCTAGGTCTGATGGACGTACGATGTTGTCAATGAAACGGCCTACGGTTTCACCCCAGGTTTCCCTGCGTCCCTCGTCATCTAGCCAACGGGCATACCGTGACGTTGCAATGAATGTCTGGTAGTCCGATGGTAGGTAATTAGTCAATGTATTTTGGTTCGTCATTTGTGCGAAGCTCCTCTCCTGTTAGCTCTTTCCAGCTGTATTTAAAATCATATCGTGCAGCCTCTTGGCTTATTAAGTCTGCAATGTATCTCGTCTCTGCTTGCGATGTCTTGTCCAGCCTCTGGTTAACGACACGAGAGAAGGCGTACAGTGAGCCAGACCAGTACCATTCTGTGTACATGTTCTGTGGCAGCACCATACGTGCCATCTCTGGGGCAATGCCCACACTTAGCATACGTTCATACTCTGCAATGGCAGAGCGTGTGTATGAGCCAATGTGATAGTCTATAGTTTCATCTGAGCTACCCTGCTTCACGTTGTCTGCCTTAGTCCGCCACGCCTTTGGTGTGAAGAACTTGGGTGTAGCGTCCACATAGCGGCGGCTGACTTCATTCCAAGCCAAGCCCACTTGGTGTTTCACTAGCTGTCGTGCGACAAAGAGGGGAGCCTCAATACGAAACTGTAAGAAGCAGTGTGAGAACGGCGACCAGTGCTTGTGTTTAGCTAGGTACTTGATAAGACGTTGGTCTTCTTGGGACAAGTCCTGATGGTTTCCGTTCTGTACTCGTTGTGATTCCTTGTTAAAAGAAACACGGGCAGCGTTGACAACTGTCAGGTCGCTACCCATATGGTCAATTAATTTTACTTGCATAGTCGAAGACTCCAATTATACTACATAGTTTCTAGTGAGGCAATGAGCTTATTCAAATACCATTGCGCTTTTTTCAAATCTTCCACAGGCTTGCCCTTGTAGTTGTAACGCCACATGTATTTCATTGCGTTACCCTTGCAGTAGCCTTGGAACTCCTCGTCAGACATGCTTGCCTCAATAGCGTCAATTGCTTCAACGCCCTTGCTGTTGTAGTGTGACGGGCTGTTTACTGGGTCGTCTGGTACCTGTGTATAACCAAACTTAGTGTCCAAGGATTGCGTTAATTCTTTTTCTGACATAGTCAATCTCTCCTGTTTGCAGAACTTTGTAAGCAAAGTCTCTCATGTAATCGGAATCTACTCCTGCATTGATACACACCTCTTCAAAGTCCTGTGCTGTTGTACCTACTGATGCGAAGAACCAAGCCGATGCTCTGTCCCTGTCTATTCTTGCAGTGGCTGGCTCACCTTCGTAAGCTGGCTTAGCTGCATCGAGTAACGCTTGAAGAATAACACACAAGAACAATGTACGTTCTGGTGAGGATTCGTCTGGGCGAAACTCGTCCAAGTGAATTGTTATCTTACTACCTTGCATCCTGTTTGTCAAGCCACGATTGCGGAATGCCCTCTTTTAATTTGCAGTACATGTAACCGTGCTTGTCACACCAATCTGCATAGGTCATCTTGCCGCCCTTGTATAACTTGCGGGTAGGATTATCAAAGACAAATCGGATGTCAAGGTCAGGGTGCTGCGACTTAACGAACAGGTGTTTCTTCCTGTCCTCAATCATAAAGCGTCCCTTCACCTCAAGGATAACTCCGTTGGGCAAGAAGAAGTCTGGGATGTAGTTCTTATCCTCACGCCATTCATAGGCCAGCTTCTCTTGCTCATACACAAACTTAATCTTTTGCTTGTGTAGCTGCTGTGCAGCCTCATACTCAGAGTTTGATTTGTATTCGTGGTCGTACTTCTTTCTTTTGAATCTCATTACACCTGTACTTCCTCAACGTCTGGGGTCTTTGCCACAGTTGCGAGGTAACGTACTCCGTTAGAATATTTGAATGCTCTCAGACCCTGGCCACCATTGGCATCAGCCCAGCATTTCTTTTTAAATGAGCAGAAGACACAGCCAATAGCAAGCTTACGATTGCCTGACTTGCCATCTGCTATGGTATCATAACAACGAGCAGGCGCTGCGTCCTTAGTCACCATGTCCTTCAGATAACTTACTCGTGAGGGTGCATCAATCATTTCCATGTCATGTACTGGTAAGATGCAAAGCTCACTGCTGTTCTTGTCGATTGCAAAGAAGGCTGCTTCTTTACGATTGTTCTTCGTGGCATAGGCACTAATCTGTGCAATGTAACCGAAGGGGTCGTCGTCTGTAAGCCGTGCCTCTTTAAACTTCTTGAATGCGAATGAGGAAGCAGACTTAATATCCACAAGCACATCGTCAATCACGCAGTCTTGGTGGCCTAGTACGCCCTCTACCATTACCTCGTCCTGTGCTTCTGTTACTGTGTGGCCTGCTGCCTTGGTAAGACAAATCAGGAGAGCCTCAAGGACATGTCCCATAAGGAACTTAATCTTAGTCTGCCCATTGATTGACTCTCCCTCTTCGCCTTGTACTCCGTACCAAATCTGACGGTCTGGCTTACCGATTGAAGACAAGCGTAGGTTTGATGCACCTTTACGCTGACCTTCACGGAGTATGGTTTCGACTGCCTCTCGCACAAGGCCGCCGACTTCTTCTAATGCCTCTGCAACGTGAGGCAGTGTGACATCGACACCCTGTTCGAGCGTCTCGTAGATGTCTGGAATCAGTGTGTCTAATGTCTTTGTCATGTGTTACTCCTTAAGTTTTGTTAGTAGTTCGGCCTGTAGTTCCGCATACTTTCTAAATGAGCGCAGCTCGAAGTAGGTAAACGCAACAAAGACTGAGATTAATATAAAGTGTAGTGTGAGTAGTGTGTCTGTTAGTTCTTCAATCATTAACTATCCTTAAGTTATCTAGCGACGAGGGGATTCTTTTACATCGACCCCTCGATTCTAAAGCAATGTTAGCTTTGTTTTTTAATAACTCTACCTTTACGGTAGCCAGTTGGAATTGTATCATAGCGCATAATTCTTAAGCTGTCAACCCCATTTGTTATCCACATAGTGCCGTACATTGAGTTGCCGCTTCCTGCTTGGTGCTTAGAGTTGGCTTTTCCTATCAGCTTCTTAGAACACTCCTTGTGTTTTCTTCCCTTCCATATTCCGTCAGGAAATTTGTTTTTAATAGCTTCTTTTCCTTTCAGGGAAATCTTTACAAAGTGTTCTTTTGGAAAACTCTTTCCAACTTTACTGGCTGCTTTTGCTTGGCTGAGCTTAGATTTTTCAGGCCAGTCTTCGTATCTTGCCCTTAGACTGTTCTCGTTAATATAATCCCAACCGCCCAGTCCACCTTCATGTAAGTTGTATGGTGGGTTTAATTCTGCTATTAATTCTTTTTCCTTCTCAAACATTTCTTGGGGTGAGGGGAAGACAAAAAGAATATCTTTAATAAAGTTGTCTTCCCCATACTTTGTAACAGCACGTTTTATAACTGTACCAGACCCCATATAGTTATCCTGTGGGTTCTTTGTTTTGTGACAACCAATATAAAATTTACCGTTTTGTTTATTGGTTATTTTGTAGACAGTGTATAACATGTTGTTACCCCCTGATGCGAACGCAGCAGGATTTGAACCTGCGACCTACAGCTTAGAAGGCTGTTGCTCTATCCAGCTGAGCTATGCGTCCTACTTTTTCTTTGCTGCCTTACGAATACGTTGTACCTTGTGGGCAATATATTCTTCTTCGTCCGCAAAGAAGTTATGCAGACCCTTGAAGAAGCGTAGCTGTACAGCCTTGAGGAAGCGTCCTCGTGGCATAGCCCAGCCAAGTACAAGCCCTGCAAGGCCAGCATATACGACAACTAATAGTGGTGCAATTTCCATAATAATCTCCTGATAAAGGTGATGGAGTCCCCGTCCCGTATCCATCTTCAGCTGCCAAATATCTGAGTGCAGCCCCCGTGCTTACTCCTTTTACTTAGAAAGGAA